ATTGCGTTAAAACATTCGTCGCTCAAACCTGGTGCCAAAAATATCCGCCACATCAAAACCAGTTTAATCTGTAAATTTAAGAATTACTCTTTCACCCTGCACACGTTTCTTCCACCATGCCTCTGGTTTTATGCACACATGGGCATTGTATCGCCTCATGCTGTTGGGCATTGTCAACAGTTGTTTTGCCTTACGACAGCACACACTCACATACAACCAACCACCCTTGCTGAACTGGTGCAAACGGTCAATCACCCACTGCAATCCTGATTCAGGTATGTGTTCCAACACATCAGTGCAGATCACCAAATCATATTCTCCTGTGGGTTCTTCTGAGTATTGTGGCACAGCAGGATCATACAGTGTGGCACGCCATTCGGGTGGGTGATGCAGTGCCTTGCCACAACCATAGTCCAGTATGCTCTTGATGTGATGTTGTTCAATCAACTGACGGATTGCGTCCATGTGATGATCTCTTAGATTGCTACCATTCCATGTGTTGGGCAGTTCATGATGTTGTTGTGCCAATTTTAAATACAGTTCATATTCATTCATAAATTTATTTTGCGTTTTTCTGCGAACGCTTCGCGTTTTTGGTAGCAGTGCCCACTGTTCTACGCACAATGTCATCGTGATTGAATTCTGCCCAATACAGTTCAAATGCCACTCCATCTTCCACACCTTCAAACTGATGTATCTTGCCTGGTTTTACTTGGGTAAAATCTCCTGCACACAATACAGTTTCATCCACCATGCCATGCTGTACACCATCCTGCCACACACGCACTATCATTCGGCCTGACTCCACATAGAAACCATTCCATTTAAATCTGTGTTCATGCTCTGAACACTTGTAACCCTTCTTGTATTCTATCCTGTGGAACTCCAACACACCATTGGCATGTATCAGTTCTGTTTGTCCCCATATTTTGCCTGCTTTCATTGTCATCTCCTTATGTTGTGTAGATCCAATCTGAACGCACACGTGCTTGGGATTTATAACCCAGATCACGCAACTGTTCGAGAGCACTCAGTCTCACTTCAGGTCTACGATTTTTTTTTATTTCTATCTGTATCACAGGTTGCAATTTCAGTATGGTTTGAGTTGCTCCCTGCAACAGTCTTGCTTCAGATCCATCCACATCTATCTTGATGAAATCCAATTGTGTTAACCCCATGCTGTCCAGTGTGTGCATCCGGATTTCTCCCTCTTCATGCACAGTGAGTACCTGTGCCAATGGATTGTCTCTCTGCATTCTGCCTTCACAATCACCCAGTGCTTGAGTGTGCAGTTGCACGTTGGTGAGATGATCACAGTTAAGGTGCCAGCATTCATGAAATGTGGAATTGGGTTCCACAGCAATCACCTGTTGAAATCGTTCAGCATACTGTTGTGTGCATTCACCTATGTGTGCACCACAATCTAGGGCCACACCATAGTGTTGGATGTACTGTTGTGCCATGCCCCACTGCTCCTGTCTCACTGTGCTCGCCTGTTCCTGCTGTTGGGGTCTATTTTTATTTAGACGATCAATTTGCCAAATCATATGTGTGGGTCCAATTTCCGCCACCAATTTGGATACCATCTCATCATGAATTCAATCAGTTCTATGCCTGATGTGGTGTATCTCCAGTTTTGATTGAGATCCTTGCTCAATTTGCCTGTCAACTGTTTGACATGGATTTCAAACTGTTGATAGTTGTCAAAGTGTACTTTAAATTGGTGCATGTTTCATTCCCTGCAGTTGACACCATGTGTAGTATTGATGCATCACACTTTCGCGTTTGGTGTTCCAGTATTTACGAACTTCGGACGGTTGATGACGTCTCAATACATCTGCTGATTTGGGTGATTGCCTACACCATTGTTGATGTGGTGCTGTCCAACCTGTCTTGGGTTTGTGTATGATGCTGTGTGGCAACACATCATGGTATGCCTGTTTGCTCATCAGTTTCATTCCACCATTGTATTTTTCCGCACTCTCCATACTCATGGTGTATTCAATCCACTGTTTGGTTGCCAACGGGAATCTTCCCTCCATGCTGTGTGTCATGCCAAATCTATCATTGCGTTGAAAGAAGTCTGCGGCACAGTTTGCTGTGATGTCCAACAGCATGAAACTGTTCACAGGATCAATTGGATTGTATTGTGCTTCATCAAAAACATCCATCATCAAAACCTTCAACAGTTGATCTGATGTCAATGCACAAGGCACTCTGGGTGGTTGACTCAAACGTTTCATCCAGTGTGCAACCAATTCACGGTATGTGCTTATGGGTGGCATCTGTGAATATTTTTTGTATCCTGCCAGTGTCTCATCACCCATGTCACCTGCAATGGTCACAACCACTCCATCCAATGCCATGTATCTGTTGGTCTGATAGTACATGGGCAGTGAGGAATTGTAGCAAGGTTCTTCCAGACTTTGCACACTGAGATGTAGATAATCTTGCCATGTTTCTGGTGTACAGGTTATGGTGTGATGTTGTATGCCTAATTGTTCAGCAAGTTCTTTACCACAACGCCAGTCACTGTTAAAGTCTTCTTTGTCTACCGGACATGGTTCTATCTTGCTACTGTATGCTGTGACATTGGGCATCATGTTTGCAATTTCATAAGTGATCATACTGCTGTCCAAACCACCACTTAAAAATATTGCTGTCTTTCTCAATCCTCTGATTGTTTTGCGACACACATCTTTCACTTGTGATCTAAATTCTTCTGCATCAAACTGTCTGCGTGTGTTGGTGGTTGCAAAAAACCTACTGAACTGCGACAAACGTTTTGTGGGAATATCATACACCATGCATTCACCAGGCATAATTTTTTTGATGCCTGTGTAAAATGTATTGCGTGTAAAATTAACACCCAACAAACTCCAACTGCTGTGTGCAACAGGATCTATAATGTTTGACTTTGTTACCTTTGAACGCAATGGTTGAATTTCGCTGGCAAACACAATGCCTTCTTTTATTTCTGCATAGTACAAAGGTTTTATGCCCACATGGTCTCTGCTGAGATACAATTTTTGTTTTTGTGTGTCGTAGTACACAAATGCGTGTTGTGAATCTATTTGATTTACAAAATCCATACCATAGTGATCCAGTCCCCATGCTAATAATTCTGTATCACAAGTTGTGTGTGGTTTAAACTGTGTATACTTGGTTAACAAATCTTCATAGTTAAAAATTTCGCCGTTGTAAACCAAGATGTTGCCACGTGCAGTCTTGTAAGGTTGTTGTCCCAGTTTGGGATCGCTTGTTATTGCCAACAGTGTGTGTCCAAGACTGATACTGGCATCAATGTATTTGCCTGCACCATCAGGACCTCTATGTCTTAATTGTTTTATTGCTGTATCAATAAAATCTTCATCTCTTGTTGAGATGCCAACCACTCCGCACATCGCGTATCTCCCTTTGTATACCCCAACACTCTGCGTGCCAGTTGTTGCTTGATAATTCTCTGAAATTTAATTTGTCTTCACCAACCACAAATTCTTTTGTGCCAGGTTTTATCACCATTAGATGGTTGTCTCCTCCAAATGCACTATAGAGTTGTACAGAAACAATCATCAATGCTTCTTGTAAAGAGCAATAATGAAACTCACTTGCCAATTGTGTGCCTAATTCTAATGATGAATATTTTCTCAACAACAAACGATGTGGATCGTCCCATTTTGCCACTTCAACATTGGTCAAATCATGATATGCAATAATTTTCATGATCTCTCCCAACTGTTTCGCCACATTTGTCCTATATTTCTCATCAATAACCTTCCTCTCTGTACTATTTTTACATTTTTAGGTGACCATGCTTCTGTAGGATCCAATCTTACCATACAATAACCGCCTGGTGACCTGCTAATTTTGTTCATCACTCCACTTTTGCACCATAAGTCATAGAAAGAATGCAGTGTGAATGCCCATTCTTGTTTTTTGTATATGCAAAACACTTTTTTCCTATTGTATCTTGTGACCCACTTGGTTGGTACATCTGGAAATTTTCTATTGCCATGTGATTTTATGCCCATTGTGGTAGTACACGGTTGTTTTGACGAAAATCACGATCCACAATTTCCGTTTTGTGTCTTATGTTGGACAAAATAACATTCATCCAAGCAAAAAAGTCTGCTTCGTTGGGCGTTGTAGGATCTGCACCATTAATAAAATCTTTCCAATTGGTTATGCAAGGTCCACCACAATGATCACCTGTGGATACAACAGGCACACCAGAACACAATGCTTCAATGGTGCTGGCACTGTGTTGATTCACAATGATGCCTGGTTTTTTGTTTTGCAATTGTTGATACAATCTTGCATCTGCAGATTGTGTTCTTGTTTTTCTACTGGACTTCTGTCTTATTACATTTACTTGCCAACCCATCTTGTTTAATTTTTCTTTCACTCTGTTGGTCCATACACCTATGCTTTCACCATAGTAGTACAAGTGGCAGTTGGGAGAACTTGTAATAACCAATGCTGTTTTGTTTCTGATTTGAATAGGATCAAATGCTGTGGGATCTAATTCACGCACAAGATCTTGCCATGTGGGCACACAGGCATTCAATTGTTTTAACATCCAATTGATACGTTCTGTACCATCTGTAAATTCACTTGCTTTTGTCAGTATGCTGTTCTTTACCCAACGTATCCAGTCTTTAGATGCTTTTACATTCACACTGCTAGGATACAACAAATGACACAGTTCAGGATTGTCCCAAAAATGCCAATTGCCATGGGGCATCTTCCAAGGATCTCTCCATGTGCCATTGAAATTATTTCCAAACTTTACAAGATGTTGTTCACCATCGGTGTGTGTGGGTTCAGCACAATATTCATATGTGCCTTCAAAACGTGTGTCTCTTATTCTTGGATCTGTACCTTTTTGAATGTACCAACCCCAATCAGATAAAAACTTTTTAGGTTTTCCCATTACACCATCTCGCCTGCAACTTCAATCAAAGAAGATTGAAA